TGCCGCCACCTCGACCCGGTCCAGACCTCACGACTGAAGGACGCCCCGTGAAGACCCAAGTCATCGACCTCTCCCATTGGAACACGGTGAAGAGCTTCATCGACATCGGGAACGCCGGCGTGCTTGGCGTGATCCACAAATGCACCGAGGGCACCGGCTACATGGACCCCACCTACCTGGACAGGATGTACTCGGCCACCGAGGCCGACCTCTCCTGGGGCGCCTACCACTTCCTCAAGCACGGAAACATTCAGAGGCAGATGGAGTGGTTCGTGGAGAACATGGCCCTTCCGGCCGGCTCCCGCGTGGCCATCGACTACGAAGACCCCGCCTGCACGCTTAGTGACCTCCAAGACGCGCTCGTGAGCCTGACCAGCCTCGATCCGACTCTCCAGATCGCCATCTACTCCGGGCACTTGATCAAGGATCAGGTGGGGTCCAAGAGCTACCCCTGGCTGGAGCCCTTCTCTCTCTGGCTGGCTCAATACACCACGGGCACGCCGTCCTGGCCCAAGCAGATCTGGCCCGTCTGGTCCCTGTGGCAGTTCACCGACACCGGATCGGTGTCGGGAATGTCGGGGAACGTGGACCTCAACCAGTTCAACGGCTCCGACGAGCAGTGCCTGAAGTGGTTCGGGCTCGATCCCGTGCCTGCGCCGTCTCCCTCGCCACATCCTGGTGACTTGGCGGTGGTCGTCAACATCGAGGTTCCCGAGGGCGTCTCGATCAAAGTCACCGTCAACGGTGATCCCGTAGCAAACTTGTAGGAGGCTGAAATGGCACTTGGAGCGCCCCCAATGGGCGGTGGCGGACTTCCTCCTCCAGGCGGAGGCGGTGGCGGCATCGCGCAACTCTTGGCTGGTCTCGCGTCGAGCCACGGCTCGCCGGCGAGCCTCACGATGCACCCCGGCGGCGGTGGCGGCATGGGCGGCCCACCTGCCCTTCCTCCCATAGCCGGCGGCGGCGGCGGACCCCCGATCGGGCTGGGCGGACCGCCTCCAGGGGGCGGCGGGATGCCGCCGCCGCCCTCTGGCGCAATGGGCGGCCCTCCAGGGCTTGGCGGGCCTCCTCCAGGGCTGGGCGTGCCTCCCGGCGCGATGCGGGCACCGCCTGTCGGCGGTAAGGGCCGGCGACCGCCTGGGAAGGGCGGCATCAGGATCAAGTCCTCTCCGGTTCGGGTCTCTTGAAGGGAAAGCCGCTATGGCAAACGTGAAATCCTACGCATGGTCGAGCCGTCTCGCCGAGGCGGTGCCTGACGGCGGCGAGGCTGTCATCGACACTCCTGGCTTCGCCTCGCCGGAGAACTACCAGACGGACGAGGCAGATGTTGTGATCGATGCGCGCGTGCTCACGCCCGAGGAGGTCGAAGTCGCCTGGGAAAGCGACTTCGCGCATGTTCACCTGACCAACAACATGGGGGCCGAGTGGGGTGCGGGCCAGACCCTAGCCATCACGGTCGCGGGCAAGACCTTCGACCCGGCCGACGTGGAAGGAGACTTCGACGCCCTTCAGGCACAGGTGGACAACAACTCGGCCGCGATCGCCGACCTCGACGTCAGGGTCGCCGCCTTGGAGAGCGCCGTGGGTGAGTTCTCCGGGGTGAGGCTCGCTACGGACACGAGCGAAGTAGCGCTCGACAAGAAGCAGGATGCCGATAGCGCCGAGGATGCCAAGCACGAGGCAGATCACGAAAAGCACCACTCGAAACGCCATGACGAGGATCACTCGAAAGCGAAATGATGCCGGCAAACACCGAGCGCCTCAAGCTCCTTCAGCGCAAGAAGGTCATCCTTCAGGCGCGGGAGGACTTGATCGTGTTCGCCCAGTTCATGATGCCCGTCCCGGACGACCGGGACGACGTGACGATCAGCCTCTATCGGCCAGCCAAGCACCACCGCGTGCTGGGCGCGGCCCTGGAGCAGGTCGAGAAGGGGATCTACAAGCGGCTCCAGATCTCGCTGCCGCCCAGGCACGGGAAGACGAAGCTCGCCTCCCATATGTTCGCCGCCTGGTTCATCGGCCGGAACCCCGGCAAGTCGATCATCGTGGCCACCTACAGCGAGAAATTCGCCTGGGATCATGGCCGAGCTGTGCGGGCGCTGATCGAGAGCCCGCTCTACCGTCAGGTGTTCCCGAATGTCTCGCTTATAGAGGGTGCCGCGTCGGTCGATCGCCTGGAGACCGAGCAGGGCGGCGTGCTCTTCTTCCTGGGCCGAGGCTCCGGCGCGACCGGGCGCGGCGCCGACGTGATCCTCCTCGATGACCCCACCAAGGACCGGAAGGAGGCCGACAGCACGACCATCCGCGAGCAGCTCTGGTCTTGGTACACCCAGGTGCTTCAGACACGCCTCATGACCAAGGCCGGGGCAATCACCATCATCCAGACCCGCTGGCACGAGGACGACCTGATCGGCCGGCTGACGGACCCGACGAATGCCTGCTACTCCTTGGGAGAAGCCAAGAAGTGGCATGTGATCGACATGCCGGCGATCGCGCGCAAGGGTGACATTCTTGGCAGGCAGGAAGGCGAGGCCCTCTGGCCCGAGCGCTTCGACCGGGACTATCTGGACAGCCTCCGGGAGACCGACGTGCGCGGCTTCCAGGCCCTCTACCAGGGACGCCCCACCCCGGAGGAGGGCTCCTTCTTCAAGGCCGTGAACCTGCGCACCTACGCCCGCATGGATATCATGCCACCGAGGGAGAACATGCGGTTCTATTGCGCCTCCGACCATGCCGTTTCCTTAGAGCAAGGCCGCGACAAGACGTGCCTGATGGCAGTCGGGATCGATGACCACGACCAGATGTGGGTCCAGCCGGATCTCTTCTGGCGGCAGGCCGACACCAACCTGGTGGTCGAGGCGATGCTCGTGATGATGGAGCGCTACAAGCCGCTCTTCTGGTGGGCCGGCAAGGACCACATCTCGAAGAGCATCGGGCCGTTCCTGCGCAAGCGGATGCTGGAGAAGCGAGTCTTCTGCTCGATCGAGGAGATCACGCCCGTAGGCGACAAGCAGACCAGGGCGCAGAGCATCCAGGCACGGACCTCGATGATGCGGGTGGTGTTTCCCGGCTTCGCCCGCTGGTGGCCCGAAGCCTACGACCAGCTGCTGAAGTTCCCGCAAGCCTCCCATGACGACTTCGTGGACACCCTGGCGCTCCTGGGCACTGGGCTGCATAAACAGCGGGGCTTGCGCAAGATGGCCCCCAAGAAGGAGGCACCCAAGCTCATGACCTATGGCTGGGTGATCGAGAGCGCCGCGAAAGAGCGCAAGCGCGAGCGCGAGAACCGAGCGACCGGAGGCTGGTGAGCGATGGCTATGGAAGGTTTGAGCCCGCTTCAGAGCCAGCTTGAGAGCGCCCTCTCAGGCGGCCCTGGCGTGCCTCTGGATCTTGCAGCGCAGCAAGAGGACGCTGACGGCAACCTCATGAACCGCGACCCGCCGGAGCCGCCGGAGCCGCGCAAGGAGCTGGTCTCGAAGTGGGCCGACAAGGTCAAGCGCGCCCGCAAGTACTGGGAGCCCGTCTTCGATCAGATGCGCGCCGATCAGGACTACGCGGCGGGGCTCCAGTGGTCGAAGGAGGTCAAGGACGACCGCTACGTCGCGAACCTCGTGCTTCGGGTCGTCGCGCAGCGCGTGGCATTCTTCTACGCCAAGAACCCCAAGTTCATATCCTATCGCCGCAAACGCATTTTGAACACCGTCTGGGACGGCGACCAGAGCACCCTGGTGTCGCTCCAGCAGACCGCCGGCCAGATGATCCAGCAGTCGGCCGAGGGCGGCGTGGAGCCGGCGCAGATGCAGCTGGCGCAGCAGACGGCGCAGCCCATCCTGGCGGACGCGGCACGGGTGAAGCAGGAGGAGCAGACTCTCGACAAGATCGCCAAGTCGCTCGAATACCTCTTCCGCTTCAACATCGACTCGCTGCCCCAGGACTTCAAGCAGATGATGAAGATGGTGGTGCGGCGTGCCTCAACCACCGGGGTGAGCTACGTCAAGCTGGGCTTCGAGCGGGTCATGCAGAAGAAGCCTGAGATCGAAGGGCGGATCGCGGACATCTCCAATCGTCTTTCGACCTTGGAACGGATCTCGGCCGACCTCCATGACGACCAGACGGATGAGAACGGCCCCGAGGTCGAGCAGCTCCGTCTCCTCCTCAACGATCTGGCCAAGGAGGCGCAAATCGTGGTGCGGGAGGGCCTGACCCTCGATTACCCGATCTCGACCTCCATCATCCCGGATCCAAAGACGATGAGCCTCCGGGAGTTCCTGGGCGCGGACTGGGTGGCGCAGGAGTTCATCCTCTCTCCGAACGACGTGAAGGAGATCTACGAGGTTGACGTTGGCAAAAGCTACAACGCCTATAAGGGGCTCAACGACAGCACTTCGACAGTAACGTCCAGTGGCGGCAACACGGTCATCCTGAACAAAGGGTCCAAAGTTGACAGCAAAGACGGGCCTGACGGTCGCACTTGCTGTGTCTGGGAGATCTACAACCGCAAGGACGGCATGGTCTACACGGTGTGCGACGGCTACACCGACTTTCTCAGGGAGCCCGGCGCCCCGGAAGTCTACACCGATCGCTTCTGGCCGTGGTTCGTGCTCACGCTGAACGAGACCGACCACGAGACGCAGATCTTCCCGCCGAGCGACGTGAAGCTCATTCGGGACATGCAGAGCGACTACAACCGGGCGCGGCAGGGGCTGCGCGAACATCGCCGTGCCGCACGGCCAAAGAC